GTCCATCATGATGTCTGCATGGGAAGCAATGGCAGCGGCTTGGGCGGCACTTTCAGCAATTCCTATTGTAGGTCCAGCGCTTGGTGTTGCAGCAGGTATTGCCGCATTTGCAGGGGTATCCGCAATTGTTGGAAAGGTGTCATCTGCTCGAGGAGGTTTCGATATTCCAGCAGGTGTAAATCCAATGACGCAGCTACATGAAGAAGAAATGGTTTTACCAAAGCAACATGCCAATACTATTCGTGCTTTAGGTAAATCAGTCATGGGTGATGGATCAATAGCACAGCAGCCAGCCTATGCAGGTGATACTGGATCAATGCCACAAGTCAATATTCAGGCATGGGATTCTAAAGACTTGAAACGCTTTATGAAGAAACACGGGCGTGAGTTGGCTGGAGGTTTGAAAGGGTATAACCGTAATTTCGGAAAATAAGGAGTTTAAATGTCGGATGAATTATTTCCTGAATTGCCAGGACTAGAATGGGAGCTTACAAAGACTCCCATTTTTAATACCAAAATTATGACTTCGGTGAACGGTCGAGAACTTCGAGCAAGTTTTCAGGCTGTACCGAAGTACGCATTCACAATGTCTTTTGCTTTTTTACGTGAAAATAAAGGACGTAAAGAATTGCAGAAACTACAAAGTTTTTTTGAAGAGCGACGTGGGGCATTTGATTCATTTCTCTACAAAGCGCCTGAAGACAATGAATTTAATTGCTCTTTTATTGGTGATGGAGCTACCACAACCTATCAACTATATAAATCGCAGGGTTCCGCTCAAGTTGCTGTTGGAAATACGCTTGAAGATACACAACCATCCAATCCAGATATGTGGAATCAAATTGAATCTAAATCTATGTGGGCGACAGCTGATCAAAAACGGATGTGGAGTATTAACACTGTTGGGGTCACAAGCGATGGCAAGATTGTACTTTCTAAACCATTAGAAGAGGGGCAGAAAATACATATTTCAGGAACGTATTATTATCGCTGTCGTTTCAAAGATGATGAGCAGCAATACACTCATTTTATGGCCAAGCTTTGGAAAGCCTCAAAAGTTGAAGTAATTGGATCATTGGGGAAGAAAATATGAGAGCAGCTTCAGCAAAATTAATTACTTTATTGGACACAGATCAGTTTCTAATGGCTGATCTATATACTATCACCACTGTACAGAACCAAGTTTATAGATATACAGATTACGATTTTGATTTAGTAATTGGTGGAAATATCTATAGTGCAGATGGTCCATTGATCAAGCGCGAAGGTTTCAATCTGTCACTAGGTGTTGAAGTCGATAATTTATCAGTTTCGATAGAAACGATTGACGATGTTAAATTTGATCTGTTACCTATAGTCCAAGCGTTTCACAATGGACAAATGGATGGCGCTCGCTTCAAATTAGAACGTATTTTTATGGATATTAATACACCTACAGATACTAGTGCAGGGGCATTATTGTTATTTGAGGGACGAATTATTGAGCCTGAACTTGATCGATATATGATCCAGCTTAATGTAGCTTCTGACCTTGATGATTTAAGCGTACAAATGCCTCGTAACTTATATCAGCCAAGTTGTTCTAATACATTGTTCGATGGTGCATGTGGCTTAAATCGGCTTAACTATGTTGTAGAAAGTACCATTCAATCAGGAAGCACATCTTCTCGAATTATTTGCAATATCACTCAGCCACAAGGATGGTTTACACAAGGTGTAATTGAATTTTTGGAAGGTGGTAATGCTGGGTTAAAACGAACAGTGCGTTTGCATGAGTCTGGTGTATTGCTTTTGACTTTACCGTTGCTTGAAGCCCCTCAGTTAGGTCAGCGTATTAAAGTTTATCCTGGTTGTGATAAACGCTTAGAAACCTGTATGAATCGTTTTAGCAATAAAGCAAAGTTTCGTGGTGCTCCTTTTGTTCCTGTTCCTGAGACTTCAATTTAATGAAAAATTTGAAAGCTGTTGATGAAGCTTTAACTTGGCTTGGTACACCTTATCACCACCAAGGACGAGTAAAAGGTGTTGGTGTAGATTGTGGGACATTAATTTGTGAAGTCTATGAAAAAGTAGGATTGATGGATTATCTTGATCCACGGCCATATCCACCTGATTGGCATATGCATCAAATGGGCGAACGGTATTTAGAGCACATCAAAAGTGTATGTTTTGAAGTCAATGAGCCACAACCTGGGGACATCGTACTTTATAAGATTGGCAAATGTGTGAGTCATGGAGCAATCGTGATTGAGTGGCCAACTATAATCCATTCCTATATCAATCTTGGGGTCATTATTCAGGATGGCACAAAAGGAAGTTTAGCCCGCCGTGTTGCGGGCTTTTATCGTATGAAGAGGCTAAAAGAATAATATGGGTGGATTATTTGGTGGAAATACAATTAGTACTTCTGACACACGCATTAATTCAATGCGTGTACAGCAATCAGCTTATGGTTTATGTCAGCCTTTGGTTTACGGTAAAAATCGTATGGCTGCAAATATGTTTTGGTATGGTGACTTTCATTCCATCGCTAAAACCACAACAACTAAGTCGGGCGGGAAAGGAGGGAGCTCAAAAACTAAAAATACAACATATACATACTATGCTTCTTTGATGCTTGGTTTGTGTGAAAATAAAATCAAAGATATTGGGATTATTTGGCGTGATAAAGAACAAATTGTCACTAAAACTGAAAAGGGTGTTCAACTAAAACCAATAGATCAAATTGGATTTGAACTATACAACGGAAATGCTAATCCAGTTTGGGGCTATCTACAGTCTAAACATCCCCATGAGGCAATTAACTACCCATATCTTGGTTATGTAGCATGTGCAAATTATGAGTTAGGTGGTAGTGCAAGTCTTGCTAATCATAACTTTGAAGTAATTAGCGACATTACATTTTCAGATACGATTCATGATGCTAATCCAGCAGATGTGATAGAAGATCTGATTACCAATCCACGCTATGGCGCTTCACCTTATCTAAGCATGGATGATCTGTCAGAGTTTAGGACCTACTGCGCGGCAGCAAATTTATTGATTAGTCCGGCTTTAACAGAACAGCGTGAAGCACATGAAATTATCAATGAAATTGTTGAAGCGGTTAATTGTGCAGTCGTGCCAAGTCCAGATGGATTGAAAATTAAAACTTTTGGCGATTCATCAATCACTGGGAATGGCTATACCTTTACGCCTAATTTAGAACCGGTATATCACTTAACTGATGATGATTTCATAGGTGAGGATGAGCCCGTACGGGTACGTCGCAGCCGTGATACTGATGCTTTTAATCATACTCAGGTTGAATATGTAAACCGTTTTAATCAATACAATACTGAAACGGTAGAAGCAAAAGATCAGGCGAATATTGAAATGTTTGGTTTGCGTACTGAAGATCCAGTAAAACTTGAAATGTTCTGCGAGCCTAAAATTGCAAGACATGCAGTGCAATTGCGTTTGCAAAGGCTCTTATATGTTCGAAATGAATATGAGTTTAATTTGGGATGGAAGTACTGTCGTCTTGAACCTATGGATATTGTAACTATTACAGATGAATCCTTAGGTTTAGATAAATTCCCTGTACGAATCACGCGTGTTGAAGAAGATGAAGAAGGAATGCTCACAATTACTGCTGATGAGTTAGCAGTAGGCTCTAGATCAGCGGTTGAATATGACTTGCAATCATCAAATGGGTACCAAGGCGGTAATGAAGAACCTGGTAATGTGAATGCACCTGTTATATTTGAACCGCCTTTAGATTTAACCAATGGGGCTAATCAAATATGGATTGCAGCATCTGGTGGTATCAATTGGGGTGGTTGCAATGTATGGGTAAGTTTAGACAATACAACCTATGAGCGAATAGGTACCATTTATGGTTCAGCTCGATACGGATCCATAACAGAAAGTCTTAGTTCAAGCGAGACTTCAGTTCAGGTGCAGCTCAATACATCAAGTCAGATATTTAGCGGTACTGTCGATGAAGCACAGGTTGATGCAACACTCTGTAAGATTGGAGATGAATATATCAATTATGTTGAAGCAACATTAAACGGATCTGGCTTATATACTTTAAGTGATTTACATCGAGGCCGCTTTAACAATGCACAATCTCATTTAGCCGGAGAGCCTTTTGTTAGGATAGATCGGGCGGTATTTGAGTATGACTTTAATCAAAATCTGATTGGTAAGCAGGTGTACTTAAAATTCACAAGTTTTAATGGGTTGGAACAAAAGGAACAAACTCTAGATGAGGTGACTTCTTATAGTCACACAATTAGTGGCGGTACACCTTCTAGTGTTAAAGGGCTTTCTTTACAATCAGCATTTATTGGAACAAGTTTTAAGGTTCAATGGCAAATTACTGTAGGCGCTTCTAGTTATATTGTTCAAATCTTATCTAGTGGAAGTCTTTTAAGAACGATTGAAACAACTAATTCAGACTATAGTTATTCAATAGAAGAAGCAAAAGTTGATGGTGTTCAGCGTTCTTATACAATTCGTGTGGCCAGTAAAAACGGGGGTGTAACAAGCGCATTTGCAGAAATGAATATTAGTAATCCTGTACCACCTCAATTATCGAATGTTTATACATCAGCAACGAAAGATTCAATCACTGTTACATGGATTCCAAGTGAAGTTCCAGATTTAAAAGACTATCAAGTTTGGATAAGTACGAATCCTAATTTTGATCCGGATGCATTATCAGCAAGTTGGACGGGTACAGACAACGCTTGTACGATCGGTGGTTTACAATCGACAACTACATATTATCTACGTGTAGCAGTTAGAGATGTTTGGAAAGCAACCGCTTGGAATTACTCAGCTCGGATAACGCAGACGACTACAGAAACCTAAACATTTAAATCAACTTAATAGCACCCAAAGGGGTGCTTTTTTTATGGATTGAATTTATGCCAATTCCCGATAAAGATTTGCTCATCGGAGCGACTGTTACAGAGCAAGGATTTAAAAATGCAATGGGTGGAATGATTGACACCCTTAAGCTTAGAGACAACCAATCAGCAGTTTATGATTCAGAAGCTGTGTTAAAAGCTAGCAAATTAGAACAGCTTAAATTAAAGGCTAAAGCTTTAGATACTGGAAAAATCTATGAATGGAATCGTACAAGTGCACCAGGGGTAACCCCTATAACTGGAAGCTGGATCGATACAGGTTTGAGTGAGTTGGATCAAGCGACCAATGAACTCAATAATACTTTTGGATCTTCAATAAATTTATTTGACTTATCGAAAGACATCATTGAGGGTGCTTATATTAATGTCGCAAATAATAAAATCTCGAATGCATCTGGTACAGCTGTTGCACAAATACAAATTAGGCCCAACCAAAAGTATAAAATTTATAGTACAACGTATCCCGCGACAGTCTGGGGAGTTTGGTATTTAACAGGAAATAGCCCCGATGGGACAGCTAATCCAGTTGCACATACTGTTTCTAGCGACGGGTATATTCATTTTTCTATTCCAGGTAGTACAACAAAGCCATTAATTTTATTTTTGAATGTAAAAATACCTTCACAATCATATGATGTTACTAATCAATTATTGGTTCTTGAAGATAGTGAGTCAGTTTCAAGTATCACAAAAATTGGAACTGGCATCATACGAGATGATTTGCTGGTTTCAGATATCGATCAAGCAATTGGTTTATCTCGTCAATCAACAAATTTATTAAAATCAGCAATTAAGTTGCCAAACAAATACATCCGTGCTGATGA